GTATATGATAAAGGTGGAGCAGTTCAACCAGCAGGAAATATAGCAACACCAGACGTTCAAGGAGCACAATTCAGAACACCAGATTTCACACAAATATCAAATCCAATACAAGGGTATTTTGATACAAAAATAAAGCAGGCTCAATATGATAACTTAAAAGCCGCTAATACAACAATGCAACAAGAAGCATTGTTAAAAGCAGCGGAAACTTTAAGAATTACAGCGGCAACAAAAGGACAATCTATAGCCAATTTACTTGCAGAAACAAATTTCCAATACTCAGTAGAGGGAGCAAGACTGGCTAACGAAGCAACTAGGGCAAATACTCAATTTACTTTAGACAGTAATACCAGGGCACAAATAATGCAAGGTAAATCTATGGAATTGATTGCCCAAGATATACTATTAAGAAAAGAGCAGACTGCTAATTCAGCAGCAGAACGCGCAAATATTAGACAGCAACTAAATAATTTAAAAAAGGATGAGTTATTAAAAGATTTTGATATAAATCTTAGAAAAATGGGAATAAATCCAACAGACCCAACTTGGATGCGAATAGCAACTCAAGCCCTTCAACCATACATTGAACAAGTAACAGATGGGTCATTGTTCGAATATGGAAAGAAAAAATTTGGAGAATTTGGAAAGTGGAACCAATCTTGGAGAACAATAGGAGGTGTTAAAATATGGTAAACGAAAACAAGTATTACGAAAAAACGTCAAAAGAAATAAAAAAAGATGTAAACGATTTGATTAATCAAATTAATTCAACAGTTTTAGAAAACGAAAGCAACCATGCGGTAGCACTTAGTAGATTAGATTCAGTATGTTCATTATTACAAATAACTTTAATTCATATCAATAACTTAAACAGCAAAAACAAATGCGCTACAAAAGAAAACGCGGAGGATTCCGCAAAAAACGAGGTTACGGCCGAAGAAGAAACAACACTTATTTAGTACAAAGAGGAGGCATCAGACTATAATGGCAAAAGCAAACTTATTCAACTCGGTTCAACTGCCTAAAGTAGGCAGTAATGTATTCGACCTTTCACACGATGTGAAAATGTCGTTTAAAATGGGTGGACTATACCCTACATGCGTAATGGAATGTGTACCTGGTGATAAAGTAAAAATAGGCACAGAGACAATGCTTAGATTCGCTCCACTAATCGCACCAGTAATGCACAAAGTAAATGTAACAACTCACTACTTCTTTGTGCCAAATAGAATTCTATGGCCAAATTGGGAACAATGGATTACAGGAAATTTAGATGTAACATCTCCATGGATGGATTATACAGGTCCTATACCTATTAAATCACTAGGTGACTATTTAGGTCTACCTACTCAAGTTAGTTGGAACGGAAAAGTTTATCCCGATCCAAATGCTCAAATATGTTCGCCATTTCCAATTGCAGCATATAACAAGATTTATAATGAGTACTACAGAGACCAAAATCTTCAAACTCCATTAATAGATACATTAGTAGATGGTAGAAATTTAGATATGGAAACTTCTGCCATAGGGCAGGTAAAAAATAGAGCCTGGCAACATGACTATTTCACCTCATGTCTACCATGGGCACAAAAAGGAGACGCAGTAACGATTCCTATTGGAGATGTTACTATTAGTTATGACGATAATGTAGGAAACACTATTTACAGATTTGAAGATGGTACACCAGCAACTAACTTGGCAGAAGCAAAATACACCGACGGAGGAGGTATGCCAAGAACAAACGCAACAACAGGAACACGATTTAATGTCGATAACTCAAGCCAATTATATGGAACAGCAGAAGCAGCAGATATCAACTCACTACGTCGAGCCTTTAGACTTCAAGAATGGTTAGAAAGAAACGCAAGAGGTGGAACTAGATATATTGAAAGCATACTTGCTCACTTCGGTGTAAAATCATCAGATGCGAGACTACAAAGACCAGAGTATCTCGGTGGTTCAAAAGGTAAAATGGTAATTAGCGAGGTACTAAGTACAGCAGAAACCACACTACCAGTAGGAAACATGGCAGGCCATGGTATTTCAGTGTCTGGAGGAAATGAATTCAGTTATAGAGTAGAAGAACACGGATGGATTATTGGACTTATTTCCGTAACCCCAGAAACAGCCTATCAACAAGGTGTCCACAGGTCTTTACTTAAAAGAGATAGACTTGATTATTTCTGGCCAACTTTTGCAAACATTGGAGAACAAGAGGTAAAAAATGCTGAATTATATGCAGTAGGAACTCAAGTAGGAGAAACCTTTGGATATGTACCAAGATATGCAGAATATAAATTCTTAAACAGCAGAGTAGCAGGAGAAATGCGTACTTCATTAGATTATTGGCACCTAGGTAGAAAATTTGCCGCAAAACCAAATCTAAACGGAGCCTTTATTCAATGTGATCCTTCAACACGTATTTTTGCAGTAGAAGACCCAGAAGTAGACAACATTTACGGACATATCTTTAACAATATTAAGGCTATTCGTAAGATGCCGAAGTACGGCACGCCTAATTTCTAAAATGGCATGTGATACTCCGTTTCATGTTAACAACCCACGCTACCCTATTTACAGTAACGACCGGCAAGTTCCGGTACCTTGTGGAAAGTGTCCAGCGTGTTTGTCCAGACGCACTAGCGTCTGGACATTTCGTTTAAAAACTCACGCAAAAAATGCTAATACCTCTCATTTCGTTACTCTTACTTATGATACCCGCTTCGTACCTATTACAAAACGAGGATTTCTTACACTGGATAAAAGAGATGTACAGTTGTATTTTAAAAAACTTAGGAAAGCCCACCCGAAGGAAGTGGTAATTAAATATTATTTAGCAGGAGAATACGGCAGTAAAACTTTTAGACCTCACTATCATATAATCTTATTCAACGCAGATATAGAACTTATACATAGAGCGTGGGACAAAGGAGAAGTACATATAGGAGAACTAACAGAAGCGTCAGCCGCATATACAGCAAAATATATTAACAAAGGTAAAATCATACCAATGCACAAAAACGATGATAGAGTGCCAGAATTTAGTTTAATGAGTAAAAAATTAGGACTCAACTATTTATCTGAAAAAATAATTAACTATCACAGAGCGGATATTGAAAGAAATTTCATAACATTGGAAGACGGTAAGAAAATAAGCCTACCCAGGTACTTTAGAGAAAAAATCTGGACAGAAACAGAAAGAAGAACTCAAGCAGATAAATTAGCCGAAAAATTTAAACACATAGAAGTACAAAAACAACAAGAATATTACACCAAAAACCAAACACTAGAAGGATATGAGCAATTTAAAGAAAGTGGAAAAGCCCACAGAATTACAACACACGAAAAACGAGCCCGAGAAGGGCGGAATAAAATTTAGGTCAGCATTCACTTATTTAGAAAAACAAACAGAACAGGAGGAAAAATCATCAATGGAACCAAGCCAGACGGTTCCAGACATGACTCTGTCATTACAAGAATTAGTAGAACGTTATACTAGAGGACAATCAGTAGCAACCTTTACACCCGTATATTACGGAGAAGAAGAAGAATTCGCTGACGTTAGTCGTATGGACCCAATAGAGCGTATAGAATATGCAAGATACATTCGCGAGAAAATAGCAGAAACTAGAACCTCCTTAGCGGAGCACACACGTGCCGAAGGACGTGAGCCGCAAACGAGCGATGGACAAAACTTCGTAGAAGAAAAACAAGAGGAAAATGGATTATCATAACCCCCCTATTAAATACAACAAAAAACAACCAAGAGGGCAGTTTGACCGTACTACGGTCAAACTGCCTGACACGTGGCGCTACGGCAAAAAAACAAAAGCGCAATGGATACGGGCCTTCGAAGAGGAGGCCAAGCACTAATACTACTTGATATATTAGTGCTAATTGACACCAAACACAAACGAAAGCCTGCGAGAGTGCAAGTGCAGGTGGAAAATAAACATAAAAAAAACGTTAATGGAACCAGTAACTACAGCGGCAGCAATAACTGCCGGAATTAGCGCGCTATCGGGCGGAGCCCAAGCCGTCGCCACAGGAAAACAAAATAAAAAATCAAGACAATTTAGCAGAGAAAATTACGCTAAAACAAAAGCAGACAACATTCAATTCTGGAATATGCAGAATGAATACAATAGTCCTGAAAAACAGATGGAAAGGCTAAAAGCCGCAGGATTAAATCCTAATATGGTATATGATAAAGGTGGAGCAGTTCAACCAGCAGGAAATATAGCAACACCAGACGTTCAAGGAGCACAATTCAGAACACCAGATTTCACACAAATATCAAATCCAATACAAGGGTATTTTGATACAA